GGTGGAACTATCAGACAAAACGATTATGAATTGTCTGACGGCGATATTGTTGCTTATGCAAGTAATAATAAAGTAGGAGGATAATTATTTGCGAGGGTAAACAAGGAAATAGGAAGCCCATGAGACTAATATTAAGTCGATGAAGCATGAGAGTGATGGCCGCAGGTGTCATTAATGTATATAGCGGGTATACAGCTCAACACTGCATACGCAATTAGGGAATGGTATGCTACTATAATGCTGAAAGTTCTTAATTGAACAGTATAAGGCAGGAGGGACATCTGTAAAATGATGTGTGTAGCAAATAATAAATAATAACCTTAAATGAGAGCCAATAACTGGTCCTATAAGTCGAAGATGAGCCAACGATAGTTGGATTACCATGAATGTGGTTGCTCTGTCGCAAAGGAATATGTGAGGCTCTCATTTAATTAAACAGAGATAATGAAAGGAGTAACCATGATATATTATAATGGTCAAGAAGAAATAGAAGTAAGTGAGATTGATAAATTAAAAGATTTAACACAAGAAGAGACAAATAACTTAGCATCTGGACCTCAAGATTTGTTTTTCAGTAAATTAGATACTGTTAATCGTACTTTACAGACTTATGGAATAAAAACACTAGATGTTAACGATAAATGGAATTGGAAACCAGGAGCTTATCCAGTAATGAGAGAGTTTATTTCAAGAAAGTTGCAAATAGATAAGAAATGTCAAAGCTTAACCAAATTACTTGATAGAACAAGAGAAAATATTAATTATACTAATTATCTTTCAAGACAAATAAGAGAAATGGAGATTGAAAAGAATAATCTTAAAAGATTAGGAGTATTAAAAGATGTTGATATTGATAAATTTAAAGAAAAATGTGTTGAATTTGTTAAAAGAATAGAGGAGCAGTGTTCAAAAGCTTCTGAATTAACAAAAGGAAATGTTACTATTAATACTTTTGTAAATGATTTAGAAACAAGAGTTCCAAGAATATATTATAATATTGTATTAAATAATTTAACATTATCTGTATTTAATGGAGACAAAATGATTCAAGAGATACCTTTAGCACAGATTCATATAATAATTAGTCAAAATCTAAGAACTAAGTTAGGAATTAAAAATAAAGATATACGATTAACTGGTGTATATCAAGATTCTAACTATAAAGAGGCTAAATTTCCTTATATTGCATCTGGTTATAATAATACTGATTATTCAACTGTGTGTTTAGATAAACATTATGATGATGTTTCTAATGCTATTTATAAAAATGATTTAATATCTTTATCATTTATATTAATGCAATGGGCTCAATACTATCATATAAGTCATTCTAATCCATATAATCAGCCAAATATGCTTCATTTTGGTATGCCAGGAAACTATAGTGATGAATATTCAGCAACTCAATCAAGCTCAGCAGTTAATAACAGAAGTAATGAGATTCTTGAACGTAGCATTAGGTCGCTTAATTTAAACTATATTGATGCTAGTGAATATTATGTTTCTTCTCTGGATTTAATTGAATGTAAATATAGAGGTGTTAATAATGATTATGTAATGAGTAAAATGCATATTCAATTACAAGATACTGAATATTATTATAAAACAGAATCTTTAGTAATGTTATTATTAAATAATATTATGCGTAATGCTGAGAATCCTAATTCAATATGGACTATAAGTGAAGAAGTTAGCAATCTTACTGGGCAGAGTATAGGAATAAATAGAAATAGCTCTCAAGAAGGAGACAATCAAATAACAGATATTAAAGAGACAAAGAAATCTGTTACATATGCTTTATTTAATTATTTTATGAACAGACCTTATCGTAATGGTTTTAGATTCATAGATAAAGAGAATAAAGATATGTTAAATGATTTTAATCCTTATGGTTGTAGTTACGTATTTAGTTACCTTGAAGCTCATAAGTTCATAGAAGATGAGAAAGCAGAAGATGTAGATGATATTATAATAAGTGATGATAAAATGAAAGAGATGATGAAAAATTGGGCTAATAGCTCAGAAAGGAGTGCATAATGAATATAGAAGATATATTCCATATATCAGAGAAAGACTGGTATAATCTTCAAGCGTGGGCTACAATAGCTTACGAAGAGGATAAAAATGAAATATCTGGTTTAATGACAGCAATACCACAGAAAGATGGTACGATTAAGGTGGGAAATGTTGAAATACTTAAACAAGAGAACACTGGGACTAACACTGAGCTTGATGGAGAGGCTGTTAGTAAGTATATGATGAAATATGCTATGCAATATAAAGACAAGAATATGAAGTTTGTCTGGTGGCATTCACATCATACTATGGGAGCATTTTGGAGTGGGACTGATGAGAAAGAAATAGATGCATGGAAAAATGAAAGCTATTCTTTAGCGTTAGTTATCAATCTAAAAGAAGAGTATTTATTTAGAGTTAGCTTTTGGAAACATAATGGATTACCTATGGAAAAGCATATAGATACTACTCTCAACATAGATAGAGAGAAGCCTCTTATTAATATCACAAAGAAGATGAAGAAAGATTATAATGAGCTTTGTACATCACCTCAAATAGCTACTTATAATCATGGCTGGACAAAACCTAATTGGGCTATTAATAATCAAAATACTTTTAACTTTGTCAATGATAAGGCAAGAGTATCCTTAAATGTAAGAGTAGCTTATGAAGAATGTTTAGGCACATGTGAAAAGATGCAAGAAAGCTTCTTAGATGGAACTCTTTCATATAAGGAATTCAAAAAGAAAGTTAAGAGTATTAATAAAGTCTGTAAAGAAAAGAAGTTACCTTTTAGTATTAAGGAATTTAACATGAACAAAAATGATTTATTAAATAAATTATTAGAGATATTTCCTTGTGATATGATGGAATATGAGGATAATAATGTTAAATTAGAACTTGAACCACATGGAGGTTACTTATGGGCATAAATATGAGGAGTGTAGGACTTGTAGACAACTTAAATGAGTTTAATTATCACATATTAGGCTGTGGCGCTATAGGTAGTGCCGCAGCTACCCAGTTAGTAAGAATGGGTGCAGAAAACTTCTGTCTATATGATAATGATGTAGTTGATACAGGAAATGTAGGAGTTTCACAATACACATTGTATGATGTAGGTCACGCAAAAGTAGACATGTTAAAATCTAAAATATTAGATGTTAATGATTCTGCTGAAGTAATGTGTACTGATGAAATGTTTAGCAATTATGTCTATTTGAATGATAATGATATAATTATACTTGGTTTTGATAGTATGAAATCTAGATTAGATGCTGTTAAAGCAATGACTGGGTGGAGACAAAGTAGTCCATTTCTTCTAATTGATGGAAGAATGGGAGCTGAACATTATCAACAGTATGTAATATTAAAGCCTACATTAGCAAAATACAAGGAAATATGGTATAGTGATGATGAAGGAAGCGAAGAGCCTTGTAATATGAAAGCTACCTCTTATTGTAGTAATATGAGTGGTAGTTTTATAGCAAATGCTATAAGGAAAATCGTTAAAGTTCAACCTTACGAAGAGTTTCTATCTTTTCATTTCCCAACAATGACTATAGATAAAAACACCTTGGTAAAGTAAAATAAATGTTGTAATATAATGGGCTGGCTGAAATAATCTAAAGAGCCAGTCCATTTCACTTTAAAATAGGAGAATAAAAATGGCGTTAAAAAAAGTCAAAAGGAAAGCTGTCTCTCAAAATCCAAAGACAATGCTATTATATGGAGCACCAAAAGTAGGTAAAACTACAGCTCTAAGTCAATTAGAAGATTGTTTAATAATTGATACAGAAGGTGGTGCAAATATGATAGAAGGATATGTAGAGACTGTAAATAGTAGGCAAGACCTAATAAAGTTATTAAAAGAGGCTAAGGAAGGCCACGAGTTTAAGTATGCTGCATTAGATACTATAGACAAAATAGCTATATGGGCAGAAAAAGCAGTATGTGAAGAGGAACAAGTATCGGCTGTGCAAGACTTAGCATTTGGTAAAGGTTTTGCTATGGTTAGAGAAAAAGTTCTTAATACAGTAAACATACTAAAAGAGATATTTCCTCATGTGATAATAATCGGACATAGGAAATGGGCTAGAGCTGTTGTAGATAGTAAAGCTATAGTTGAGCCAGAAAGCTTGGATTTAACAGGAAAGTTAAAGAACATGTTAATGGCAGATTGTGATGCTATAGGCTACGTTTACAGAGATGATGAAAAAGGGAAGTTAATGGTATCATTTCAAGCTAATGAAGCCTTAGAAGCAGGTAGTAGAAGTCCTCATTTGAGAGGCAAAGAGATAGAGTTAACATGGAATAATATATATAAAAAGGAGAGTAAATAATGGCGATATTTAAACCAGAGACTAAAAGCGGTAACTTTTCAAGCTTTACAGGAGTATGTGAGTTTGGAATATTAGAGTTTAAAGATAGGTCAGACGAATTTGATTGGGCTGATTTATTTCTTGAAGTATCAGTTAAACAAAAAGGAAGTGATTTTGACAGACCATTAGCTATTAAAGGTTCTTTCGACAAAGTAGGTGGAAAGATTACAGGTGGCAATGGTTTAACAAGATTATATCATTTCTTTGACCAAATAGGTTGTGAAGCTGGTATTAATGTAAATGGTGGCTGGGAAACACCAGATGGCGAAGAAATTAAAGATATAGCTAAATATCTTAATGATAACTTTGTTGTTGGAAATGGAACAGATACACCTAATTTAGATTATTTAGGTTATTTCTATAAAGAACAGCCTAAAGTTCCAGGAGGAACAGCATATACTAGAGTTTTATCTAAAGTATACAGAAATGTTACTGAAAATAAAGCTAAGCTAGATGATGATGTTAAATGGATGAAATCTAAAGGATATTTAAAAGAGTTTGTAGAAGGTGAGACTGCAAGTCAACCAACTGTAGACCAGAGTGCCTTAGGTAATCTATAATGTATGTCGAGATAGCTAAAGGTACACCTGGAAATAGAGGGTATTTAATCAATAAGAATGACTTGGGTAATTTTATTAATAGAAAACCATTATACAGAAGTGTTTATCTATATGATGATGAAGCATTGAAATATGTGGAAGATAATGGAACATTAAAGAATTACTTTGGAGTTAGATATATTGATAAAGTTCCTATTGATATTGACAAAGGTGGTAACTCAGATGAGAAAACTTTAGATGTCTTGAGAGGTGTTATTCTAGAGCTAGAAGATGCAGATATTACGGAAGAAAGCTTCCAATGTTTCTTTTCTGGCTCTGGATACCACGTTGATTTAGCTGGTGGGTTATTTAACTTTAAAGCTGGTGTTGATTTGCCTTATATGGTCAAACAAACACTAAAAGGTTTAATACCTGATTTAGATTCATCCATATATATGAGAACTGGTATTTACAGAGTTCAACATACTATTAACCAAAAGACAAATCTATATAAGATACCTTTATATAGAGATGAGGTTATGAATCTAGATGCAGCTGATATACTAAAGTTAGCCAAAGTTAATCGTAGTGATTATACATACTTAGGATTACAAGGCGATGGAGAGTTAGAGCATACTGTAAAAGAAGAAGTTCCTGATGTTCAAGTATTTAATAAAATATCGGAACCAACTAAAATAGTACCTTGTGTACAATCAATGTTAAATCAAGGAGCAAAGCAAGGAAATAGGCATATAACAGCGCTAAGAATAGTAAGTCACTTTAAGAGACATGGTATTCCTAGTCACTATGCTAAGGTAATGATGCTTCATTGGAATAACAAAAGTATGCCCGAAAAGGAAATAATGGAAATGGTAGAGAATGTATATAACAGAAACTATAAGTATGGTTGTCAAGATTCTGTTATGGTAGAGCATTGTAAAACGC